ATCAAGCACGATACTGGCGATCTCGCTGTCGTTAGCAAGTTTGTCGTGTAGCCAGTTCTCTGCTGCGGGTAGTTCATTCACTGTTGTCTCGTGCAGTATTCATCAAACGAAATCGATTTTGCTCTCACTATCGCAGGAATAACGGCGCTCGTAATCGTCGGATTCCAATTCGTACAGCACGCCGCCTTCGTTAATTCCAAGACCGTGCTTCAGTGATAATTCAGTCAGTTCGCCTAAGAATGCGTTTAACTTTTCCTCACTCATTGCCCGTCTCCTTTCACCTTCCGTACCACACCTGCTACTGGACCATGAGATTGCGTAATGGATCTTCTCACCCCAATCGTCGCCGTCGGTGGCATTCCACCGTTCAACACCGTCTCAGTTACCGCTTTCGCCTCAGCTTTGTATTGGCGCTTGGCGGATTCAAATGCAGGCAGGAACCACGGCTGCGCCTCCTGCCTGACCGTGCCGAACTCCACGAATCCCGAATAGGACTGGGGCGCAATTACCTCAACTCGCACGCTACTCGCATCGCTCACTTGCATCTCCTCTGGCTCCTTGTGCGTCGTGTCGGCCATCAATCCCGTGTCACGTGGAGCGAGTTGTTGCGCTACTGCCACGTGCGAATCAGCCGCACGATGCAAGCCGACGCCCATTGCCCGGTGCATCCGCTGACGAATCTGGGGAATGCGACTATTCAGGGTTGCTGACATCGATTACTCCGGCGACTGTGATGAGCGCCTCGAACGATTCGTCTAGTCGTTTCAACTGCGTAAACACCAACTCTCCTTTGCCGTCCCGCGGCGCGACCACGATGCGCTGGCTGGTCTGGATGGCTTGCGTGGTCGGAGTGACTCGTAAGTAGAGCTTCTGTGTCACTGCGCCTCGGGGAGCATTACCGATGACCACTTCGGCGTCATCAACTGCTTCGACCAAGCCCGGCACTGTTTCGATCGTGGCCCAGTCTTCCTTGAACCCACCATCGCCATCGTTCACTGTTGTCAATTCCTGTATCGCGCACGAGTCAGGGAGATACTGTTCAGCCAGTACCTTAGCTTGAGCAAGTAGAACCGCTGGAGTCATGCAATTACCACAGGTAATCTCAACCCGCGCAGTAGCCGCGCCACGTGAATTGGCAGGCCACTAGCATCAGTTGTCGGCGCGGTAACTGCCGTGGTCGTTGAAGACTGCTGCGTGTACTTCACCTCGACTGAGTTGCCGATCTTCAAAGAACTCACTGGCCCAACTCCGGTAGCCAGTGCGGCTGCTCCTCCAACTGCGCCCAGACTGAGTAGGTAGTAGGCCATCTCACAGGTTGCATTCAACAACGGCACGGGCATCTCAGTCTCGTCGTAGAGTCCGAGGATCAACTCGTCGTCGATGCCGAATCGCGGCCACTTCAATGCTTGTGTCAAAGTCGCCGCCCGCCCGACGTAGTCGTATTCCTCCAGCCATTGCGTCGCCGTCATCAGCGCGCGTTCCTGATCGTCAGGGACAGCATCGTCCCACGCATTCGGCAACAGGAAGTTTTCAAAGAACAGATTCGCGTACTCAAGGGTCGGGTAACAGTTCGAGTTCGCACCGCCAACTGTCGCGTCAAGTGCCATCTATTGAATTACCGTCCAGACTGGCCGCGTCGCGTCTCCCGTGTTCTCGTACAGATCGTGATTCGTAGTATCGACGACGACGTTCCCTGCGATTACTCCTTTGTAGTCGCCTTTCACCCCAGCTACGGAGTGAGTCGAGGTAGCGTCAGGAGTCAGTCCGGTGCAAGTGTCGTTGTCATAAGCGATATTCAACGTGGCGTCGTTGGCTTTCGACTCCAGTCGAGTAAGTGCGACATTTGCACCTGTGCCGCCAACTGAGAACAACGCAGTCACATCGTCATCCGCAGCCAGCGCAGTTCTCGCTTTCGCCGCCACCTGCGCCGCCGTGTCGTTCAGTGCAACCGCAACTGAGATATCCTTCGGCGAACCTGTCATTCCGGCGGCGGTCACAGTAAACTTTGCATTACCCGCAAGCGTGATCGTCCCTACTACTACCGCCGTCTCGACTTGCAGGACTCCACTCGTAGGCACGCCAGCTTTGGTCAAGACCGCGCTATAATCTTTGTATCGCGTACTCACTGAGCAGATTTCTCCTCGATGGGCTTGGGCTTAGCGGGCTCAGGCTTAGACTTAACCTTAGCTTCAACGTCAGGTGCAGTCGGCTTTGTCTCAGGTTCTACCTTAACTTCCCTCACTTCATCCTTTACTTCAACTGGCGCGTCCAGTGCTTTGAGCATCTCGGCGTACTTCACCGGAATCGTCCCGCCTCGACCAGCCAGCACAAACGCGGCCTCTTTCGGCACTTCCTCACCCTTTTTGACGACGATCACTCTCGTCTGGTCCTCATTAAGATAGAGATCCTCTTGCGCCACCATCCGGTATACGCCACGTGTGTCGTGTTTAACAATGGTTAGTCCCATTCAGTCTCCAGTTCTCATGTCTGACTGCCCACTACTGTCCAAGTCGCAACCGGACCACTCGTCGCAGTGTTGATGTAGACCGTACCCGCATCGTCTACGCCCATTTCCTTTGGCTGTGCATATCGCCCACTAGCGTTCACGCCCGGCGTAGTAGTGGCAATGGCAAGAGTGGGAGACGTACCTGTCAGGCTGTTTTTAAACACTGTCATCAGCTCGACATTTTCCTTCGCCCGCGCCGCACCAAAAGTGAGCAGGATGGTTCCGATACCCGATGTCACTGTGCCCGCACTCGCGACGCAGCCATTCGTGCCAAGCGAAGGATGTGCGTCCAGTGCGGCTTGGATATTGGCGAGCAGGGTATTGTTGGTGGCGGACCATGTGATCGGAGTAGTGTTATTTCCTTCAAAGCGGAGGATGAACGTGCCGCCTGTCGGAGTGCCGCCGATAGTCAGTGTCTGTACCTCGTCGGTCCCCGCCGTCAAAGTACCTAGATCGCGCAGCCTGTTTGGAGTTGATGCCATTGCTTGAGTCTCCCTTTAAGTTGGAGGACCAGCGTGGGCCAGTCCTCCGTTTAGCTCTCTTACGAAGCCAACCCGGTAGCCTTACAAAATGCCGACGCTCGATAAATTTCCAAGCTCTCGCGCATCTCAGCCACGATCGTCTTCTTGTTCTGAATCAACTGATCCCCGATCGTACCAACGATGATGGTAATGCCTTGTCGACGGCTGATGTGCGAGTAGAGTTGGAAGTCGCCCGTGAGTGCGGTTCCGGCTGTCATCGCGGTAGTAACAACGACCGACTTGCCGAAGATGCGCTCCGGGCCGGGATCACTCGGTGCGCCCCAGATATAGAGGCCGTCGAGGGTCTTGGCGAGGCGAATCGGCGTCCAGTTGTTCGGGTGGACCACGACTGCGGTAGGTTCGGCAAACCCCACTGTCCGCACCTTCGTCATCGCTTTGTAGATCGCGTCGATGTTCGAGTCGCCTGCCGCAGCCTGCGTCTGCACGCCAGACTTGACGAGGAAGCCGAGTATCTGCGGTGGTGTACCTGTACCTGTGAGCAGGTAGTCTTCTTCTTTCAACTGCAACATCATACTCAAGCGATTGTTGATGATGCCCTGAATGCCGGGAACGTCGTCGAGTTGCTCGGTTGTGACCGGGATGTAGACCGCGATTTTCTCGACCGGGGAACTCTGCTCGGTCCAGACCAGTTCGGCTTCAGGCTTGGGGGCACCTTCCGCTACCGCTGCTGCCGGATTCGCGTTCGTCGAAGCCGTACCCCACGTTGTCTCCTCCATGTACTTGATGGTAGTGAGGGTGGTGGCGTCGGTCGGGACGAGATCGGCTACCGTCGGGCGGCGCAGGGCGAAATTAACCGTGATATTCGTGCGGTCGTTGGGCGGCGCAAACCCCGCACTGGTCGTCATCAGCGTCTTCAGCGCGTGGTAGTCCAGCTGACTACCGATTTCCACTTGATAATGCGGCTGGCCGTCGTGCAAGCCTTTGTGCGACTTGTAAGCACCGGAGTCAGTGAACATCTCACCCAGCGACTTCATTGCGCCAGACTGCTGTACCCTGCCTTTGTCATCGACGGTAAATGGAACACTGCGCTCCACGGTGTTATTCTTCGCGTGTGCCGCCACCGTCTTTTTGAAGATGTCGTCAGCTTCCCGCAACTGCTCCCAGCGCTTGGTGGCGTCGGTAATCTCCTTGTTCTTCATGCGAGCGATTTCCAGCTCGTCCGCATCCATGTCGATCTGGCCGGATTTGGTGTGCGCTTTGAAATAAGCGTCCAGCTCGGCAATCTTGATGTCCTTGAACGCGCCCAGCTCGTTGAAGCTGAGATTCTCCCAGCGGTTAACTTCTACTGTTTCTTCAGCCATGATTGTGCGACTCCTTTAACTGTTGAAATTGGTTGTGCTGGAGCTGGATCGCTTCCTGAAGCGCGTTACGCTGATCTCTCGTCGTAACTGCCTCTTTGACCATCTTCTCGAACTCGGAGGCAAGCGCGAGTGGATGCTCGGCCAGCTTCTTCAACTGGCTGATCAACTCGTTCATCTTATCGACTCTCCGTTGCGAGAAAACGCGGCCATCTTTAACGGCGCGAAACTCCTGCTTCCTTACCAGACGGCCACTGAGCACATCGAGCGCAGTAGCAGTTTTGGTGTAGTGGGCAATCAACTCCTCAACAGCGGTCGCCACTTTGAGGGAGTGGGTGTCTAAATCGTCGTCGTAAGCAGCGCTGAGCGCATCCTCCAGCGACTTGGTAGTAAAGGGTGGTAGTTTGGATTCTTCCAGTTCTTCGATCAAACTGTCGATCGTAGCGGCTTTGATCGATTTCAACGTGACTGCGTGACTGCGATGATTGGCAGGCCGGACCGTGAGCGAAGCATCATCACCCAGCGGCCACGAGACAATCTTAGTGAAGCCACCGACGCTCTTTTTCTCGACAAGGTGCGGGGCGGAGCCGCTGGACCAACCGAGCTTGCCTAATTCAGCCAGTTGGTAGACAGCTTTCTCGTAATCGTCCCGGAGCGCAAGCTGCGTCTCGATCCATACCCCCGCATCGTCAGCGCGCATCTTTCCGCGGGCGAGCTTGCGACGCTTCAGGACTGGATCTCTGCCGTGATCGTAGTAGACCGTTGCGCTCTTGCCTTCTTCCAGATCGTAGTCAGTGTCAGCCGCAAAGAATTCCTGTTCGAGATCGGGCGAGCCTTTCAATGTGGCCGGATCAGCAAACTCCACGAGATAGCCGCCGAGCTTCCCGTTGCCCAGCGCCTTCACCGCACCGCCGTAGAAAACCAGCGCATCTGCTTCATTGTCCATCGGCGGTTTAACCTCGCTTTCAATGTCGAGATAAGTGAAGGATTTACCCTCACTTGCGTATAAAGCACGTACTTGGGCCATTGCCTGCTCGCGCGTGTCGTAGCAGTGGACGGTGGAGTTGTCTGCGAGTTTGATTACGCAAAAGCGACCATCCCTTTCTTGTACCTTCCACGGCATAAAAGTTTAATAACCTCAACCTGAAATCGTGTAAGATATTGCGAGTGTATTCGAGGTACTTTTATTTATTGTCGAGAACGTCACGTGTGACAACATTGTGCCTGCGGTTGCGCTCGACGTATTAAACAACCCCGCTTCACCCAGCGTGCCAGTTGCTTCGTCCGTGGCAAAGCTCACTTCTGCACGCCATGACGGCGGGTTGCTGGTGAGATTCGTAGTGGTAAAAGTGCCGATCGTCTTACGTCCCACCGACGCTGTGATCTCACTCCCGAGCGCCGTATCAGCAGTCGAGGGCGCAGTAGTGGACGTGCCCACTGCGATGGCGTTGATCGAGTTGGTCTGGTTTGAGAATGAACCAATCTTCTCCAGTACCCAGCGACGACCCGCGGTAACGACAGTGTTGAGGCGCATGCGCTCGCCGACGGGCTCGCCGTTGAAGGCGTTGTGGAGTTGCATCTCGATACAGCCGCGGAGATGGATGACATCGCCAACTTCCTCGGGTTGAGTGCCGTTGCCGTTAGTCTTGGTCAGTTTGCGTTTTGCCATTGATCATCTCCAAAAGAAAAACCCGCCACCTCGAACGCTATAACAGGTTCGAAATGACGGGCAGATTCAGTAGTTAACTGAGTTGCGACCCTTAGATTATCAAGTAGTATTTAGTCCCAGACGCTGCGCAACGTAGGAGTCAATCAAGCGCGCGGCGCGTCTTTCCACTAACATAAACTCCCTTAACTCCTCTTGCACGATACGGCGAACTTGTACCTCAAGCTCATCCGTCAGCCGGATTCTATCACCGATTGCCTCAGTTGCAACAGGTTTTATCAAACGGGGGATGGGTTGGGTGCTCATTATTGACCGTCAGTGTCGACGTTGGCGATCTTCGCTATGATACCCCACTGGTCCTCTTGGGCCTCCACCGCGGCCCCGAACGAGTCATAGTTAATTACGTCTTGCCACGTTGGAAAGCGGCCAAATACAATCTCACCTTTGGGCACGGCGTCAGTAACTACAACTGGGAATCCAAACAGTAATAAGCCGTTGTTGCTCACGAAACTAACCTCGCCGTCGAAATTGCCGGACTGGGCTTTACTCCACTCGTGCCGTTATCCCCTGCGCCATGTCCATTACTACCCGCAGTCGCAGTCGTAGTCGCCGGAGCAGCGGCATTCTTAGGGGGAGTCGCATCGCGCGCTTGCGTTGCCCCACCTCTCGGCACGAAATATACGTCGTCTGCCTCAGTCGCGTCCAGTCCAATTGCGCGACGGTATTCCGCACGAGTGATGCCGCCGCCTAGATAATCCTCTCGCCAGCGCTTGTGGCGACTGCTCTCGTCTTCCTGTAGTGCTTTGACATCAGCCGTGTCGTAGAAGACGTAATGGTTAGGCTGGTTATCGAAATCAGGTAGGAGGCTGTGCGTCAGCGTCTCGGCGATGTGCTTCCAGAAGGGGGCGAGGTAGTTGTTAGTGAAGCGCTTCTGACCCTGATCGACATTGTTGTAAATCGCAAATTGCCCCGCCGAACCCAGCTCCATAACAATTCCCGGAATTCCTTTGGCCGCACACAGGCGTTCCTCCGCTAGATACCGCTGCAATCGCAAATCCAGCTCCTGTGGCGAGAACTGCAACTTCTTCGGCTCAGCGTTGGTGATGATGGGCGGCGTGAACTTCTTGTCACCTGTGATCTGGGCCATGAGGAGCTTCTTGATGTTGTTGATGTCTTCTTGCCCGAGTTCGCCAGCTTTGTTGTCGATCGACAGGAAGTACCTGAACCCCGCATCGTTTGCCATCAGATTCGCGTACCAGTTGGCCGATTCGTTGTCGCCGAAGATCTCGCGGAAAATGGCAGGGGTGGACGCAAGTCCATAGCGGGGGTTGGCGGGGTCTAGGCCATTGCGGAAATGGATGACATCGGCGACAGGAATCGGCAGCCAGTCTGGGCCGCGCTGGACTTCATAGTAGGAGATGAATTCGGTGCCATCTTGGGGATAGACGGCGCGGATCGTGTTGTGCGGCTCGTACCAGAGTTCCTTAACCCTCCCTTCCTCGTTGCGTTCTTTGCGAATGTAGGCGTTGTCAGTGATTACCCAGCTGGTGGAGACTGCTTTGATCATCGTCGGGGCGTCGTAGAACGGATTGGGCCGATACCAGAGTTTGACCAGTTCGTGATCGTCGACGATGACTTCTTCGTTCCCTTGCTGCTCACGGACTTGGAGTTCGGCTTCAGACGCACTGTTGCCGACCGCTGTCACCGCTGCCATCATCAAGGACGACATAGTAAGATCGCCGACCGCGGAGGCATAGTCGCGTTCCGTGCCTTTGAAGCCGATGAGAAGTTGATTCACCGCCTGATCGAAGTCGGCCCACGTCGGAAAGACGGAGACGAGGTTGGGTGGCGAGGGCGCAGGGAAGCGCAGCGACTTCCACGCGGCGGACATTCGATCTAGGAAGTTGAAGGCCATTACATTGCTAATCTATCATGGACCATATATTTCAGTACGTGCGTTTCGTGCGGCATGGAGATTTTGAAGTTGGGATACAGCGTTCTTAGGTCGATCTTATGCTCACGGTAAGCAGCCGGATAACGAGTTAGTAACCACTGCGGGAACCAGCGTTCCTTGAAAGCATCCCACCACGTTGCAGGGTAACGAATGGTTTGCGTCTTGCCGCTTTCGCCCCAGATGTAACCACGTACTAACAGCGTCATTCGATTCTTGATGAAGTCGTCGGCAATATCCTTGCATTCAACCACTACGCCGAGCAGTTCGTTTGAGACGCTCTCAGCAATGGTAATCTTAATCTTCTCCAGTTCGATTTCGTTGAACACTATCGCTCCTTCCCCAGCACGTAGATCGTCCAGTCATCCTCTCTACCCCCTATAGTCACGATACGATTTGTCACTGCGTAACGCTTACCCTTAACCACACCGGAGAGCCAGATGACGGTATTCGCAGGATCGAGAATCGCGTCCGACTCAACCATGATGCCGCTGTCGACGATGAACTGGCTGGTCTGGATTGTGTCACCAGCGAGATAAGTGGACCAATCAAAGGGGTAGTCGAGGACGGCTTGTGGATCTTGGATGAAGGGGGTCATTGTATCTTAGTCAGCTTATGCTTAACCTCAAGCTTCCCGTTCTTGGTCTTCCCGGTTACACGATGGTGGCGAGTAACCCCCGAATACTCGTTGGCGTTCTTTGCTGTAACCCGACCGGGCAGTTTTACTTGCCGCTTCTTATGTCCATTCGTCGCCGTAACCACTCCCTCCGGCGGCTGGCCCAGACTCGGCAAGTCGGCGGGTGCTTCCCTTCGCGCCTTACAGTAAATGTTATAACCTTCGAGGGTATACTCCTGCCATTTGAAGCCCCGCTCTTTTAGCATAGCCTCCAAAGTCTGCGGCGTAAAGAAAAATTGATGAAAGTTCTCCTTGTACGTCTGAGCCCCCAGTACGACGTTCATTACATCATCATCAACCTTGTTCTGCATGATGCGCTCAGCGGCCCATTGGATATTAGGGAGAACGAGTCGTAACTCACCGTCCGGCTTGAGCACTCGCACGGCTTCGTCCATGACCTTGACGACATCGGCGCGGGAGAAATGTTCGAATACGTGGGAACTAAAACAGACATCAAATTCACCTGTAGCAAATGGTAGCTGACGCAGATCTGCGCGATAGTCAGGGTTTACGTCCTCGCGAATATCGACGGTGAGCACATCGCCTTCATCCGTCTGGTATTTGCTCTCACCACAGCCCAAGTCGAGAATTTTCTTCTGACCTTTGACTGCGGTAGTGGCGCGGCGCATCGGTGGCGAGTCAGCCGGGAGCGTAGTCGCAGTCATGGTGTTGTAATCCCAGTGTTCGCATAGAACCGCGCCGTCAGCGTAGATCTTGAATCCCGCATCTCTTACCAGTTTTGAAAACCACAAGTCTTCCGTCCATACTTCAGCCTTTGTATTGCCGTCCCAGTAAGGACTGAGATCGTCAACTGTTTTGAACCACGGCTTCGGGAGATGTTTGAAAACTTCAGTCTTAATTAATGTGCAGCCCATCGCAATGCCGTCAACCTCGAACAGTTCTCCTGCCTTCCAGTCAAAGTATGGACCAGCGCCCATGCCGCGAAATACCATTGGCATCGCGGGCGGGGATTTGTGACAGTAGATGCCGCCGACGACCATTGCTTCCGGTCGGTTCTCGGCTTGGTAGATGAGTTGCCGCAGGGTATGGCCCGGCGCAACGACATCTTCATCAAGCGTGAACAAAAATTTTGCCTTGTTCGCGATGGCCTGCTCGGCGAAATAGTTACGCGCATCCGCAATCGGCGCTTTCCACGTGTGACAGGTGATGACGTTGTAGCACATCGGCGGGTGGAGTGCCGCGTAGCCGAACGCCCACTGCGGCACGATGGGCCGACCGCTGAGTGGGATGCCAATCATTAGACCAGTGAACATAGGGTAGTGTCCGCTCATGCAACCTCTTTCTTGGTAGATGTATTCATGCGCATTCCTTCTTAATGAAGTCGATCATCTCACTCGTCAGCTTCATACTCTTTGGAGACCGTCCCTGTAACACCGCGATGCAATCCTTGATGCCCTGATGGAATTCTGCTTCTGTGACAGGCCGCACTTGATGGTTCTCGATCACTCGGGGCAGTGCGTCCTTCTCCACTGCACCAAGATAGATTAAGTCCACTGGCAAACCTGTCTCGTCACGTACGCGGGCCAAGTCGAACCAATACTTCAGTGCTTGTCGCCACTGATCCATCTACAACTCCTCGTAATCCCGCTTCAGCACCGCTCGCGTGGTCGTATATTCCTCACCGCTGCGCTCGGTGCGAATGAGGAACAGATCGTCAGGTTCATCCGAGGAGGGATCAACCAAGCACCGTACCAGCACTACCGCAGGATTGCGCAAGTAGCGCTTCGTACAGGAGTGGTTAAGTTGCGCGAGTTGGCCGCAGAGAGCGCAGTTGAGAGCGATGGTGATGCCGTCAGTTTGTCCGATATGATCGCTAAACAGATCCGTTGGGGTTCGCACTATCTCTCCTCTCCATCGCCCGTCGATAAGCATGGATGAACATGATCGCGCTATCGTCCGATTCCATCTGCGGCATGGCGAGCAGGCGATCCACGATAGCGTGCGCTTTGTCCGCGTTGTCAGGATGATGCTCGTTGATGTCAGCGACGATCATCTCTCGCAGTTGAGCGCGGGCGGTACTCATTAGGATTCTGAGATTGCAAACTGCTCAACATCAACGTTACGAATAAGATCAGCTATGACCTCAGCGCCGCGCGCCTCCTCTATCGTTGTTGACCGTTGCCCGCTGAACTCGTCCGCTTGATTTAAGACTTCTTGACGAAAACGCTCCAATGCGCGTATTACAAGCAATTTATCAGTAACTGTGCCACTCATTCGATTACGTCAGACCTGTCGTTCAGGCTCTCGTCATATGGATTGTGAACCAGTAAATCGCAGAACGCATCATCGACTAGTTCCAGCTCCGGCTCGCAGCGACAGGACGTATCTTCATCATGTGGCTCGAAGTCGCCAATCGGCATGATGTGGACGATTGATTGGTCCGGTCTTTTCACTACTCGCCACGTCATTCGATCCTCGTCGTTCGCAGCGGCGTTGCTCATCGAGTTTCAGAAGAAAGTATGGTCAGCCGTGTCGTATCCAAGCACCTGACGAAACTCTCCTCGGGTGATGACGCCAGCCTGATAGTCCATTGAAGGATCACAAGCAACCTTAACCTGCTTAACACTCTCTAGCAGTTCTGGACCGCTGCGATGGAGATACGGGTTCGCTGCTCCACAACCAGCACAAGTCTCATCTTTTAAGTATCGACCACAGTGCTCACAGTTCATTTTTGATTACTCAACCTTCGTCGTCCGGTCACTCGGCGGCACCACAATTCCAGCTCGCTTCACTGGCTTTGTCACCCTCGCGCGGGATGGTACTACAATATGTCGTTTAGCGCTAGGGGTGTAAGGGAAGCGTAGGTCGAAGTAGTGGTCGGTGAGAGTGATGAGGTCAGTGAACTGGAGCGTGAGCCGGAGTTCGTTATTGAGGGAAAGCGCGATTACATCGGCAAGTTGCAGCGCATCGCTCAGCACTTCATCCAAGTCCGGCCCGCGCAAGTCGAACGCAACGCTGTCCGAGATGACGAGCGTGTCCTCGAACTCGACAAATCCAGCGCTGAACTTGGCAAGCGAGTCGGTGAGTGATAGCGCGTCGGTGAGTTGCAACTGTCCCGCGCTGAACAGGGAGATCGCGTCAGTCAGGACTGGTCCATTATCGCTGATAATGAGGGCTAAACCAGTGGTTTGAGTGACCGAATCGGCCAATAATGCGACATTATCAGTGAAGGTGAGCAAGTAGGTGAGAGAGGTGGATTCAGCATCGCTCAGCGAGATCGTATCGACGATTGCCAGTTCATGGCCCAGCCGAAGCTGAACACTGTCGCTGAGCGTGAAGGAATCTGACAACGAGGCGCGATAGCTGAGCGTCACATCCTGCGCGTCGGTGAGTGAGACTGCATCACTCAGCGCGAGGCGGAGTTCAGTGCTGAGTGAGATCGAGTCGGTCAAGACGAGGGAATCGCTGACGGATAGCTCGTAGCTGAGCCGTGCGGTGCTGGAGTCGGTCAGAACAAGCGCATCTGACGTAGGAATCTCGTAACCCAGCCGCAACTGGACCGCATCACTCAGGTTGAACGCATCATTCAGTGGTTGCAAGTGGTCTAAAGTGGCGGCAAGGGAGTCGGTAAGAGAGAGTGAGTCACTCAACGACGCGCGGAATTCCTCCTGCAACGAGATCGAGTCGTCGAGCGTGGCTGCGTCATCCACAACTGCGAGCAAATAACCCAGTTCAAGCGCAACTTCATCACCGAGGTTCGCCAGCGCGTCCGTTACCCCCACTTCGCGCAACGGCCCCTGCGGCGCACTGGTGAGGATGTCGTCCATGTAGAGGTTGGTGTCGTCGGTAAGGACTAGCCCGTAGCCGAGCTGGGTGGAGTCAGCCAGCGCGAGAGTGTCACTGAAGTTGAACGTCTCACCCACAGTCGCAACAAGCGCATCGTCCAGTACGTCGAGAGAGTCACTGAAGGTTAGTTGCTGGTCTAACTGGTGCGTCTCTGCGTCTGAGAGACTGAGCGAATCACTGAGTTGCGCATTGTGGCCCAGTAGCGAGGACTGGCTGTCGGCGAGATTGAGCGCATCGTCGAATTCAAGTAACTGCTCAAACTGAAGCGAGACTGAATCGCTGAGATTGGCAACAGCGTCCGAGAGCGTTAGTCCAAGTCCGAGCGATGCTGCGTCTGTCAGCGTAAGCACGTCGGCGAGTGAGAGCAATTGGCCCAGTTCTTCACCCGCACTGTCACTGAGCGAGACTGCATCAGCTACGTCCTCCCCGTAGCCGAGTACTATTACAGCGTTGTCAGTGAAGGTTAACGACTCACTAAAGTCGAGCAGGTGATGAAACTGGACTGAAATCGAGTCGTCGAAAACTGCCGCGCTGTCTGCCAGTGCTAGTCCGATGCCGAGGGAGAGAGCGTCGCTGAGCGAGACAGTCTCGGCAAAAGAGAGCAGGTGGGTTAGCTCGCTGCGGGCTGCGTCATTCAGGGAGAAGCTGTCAGTTGCGTTCTGTTCATAGCCCAGTACCGTAAGTTCATCGTCCGAGAGAGAGAGGATGTCGGAGAACTGCGCGAGGTGGGCCATGCGGAGGGTAGATGCGTCGGTGAGGATGATTGTGTCAGCGAATTGCGCAAGCTGACTGAGTTCGCTGGTGTGAGAATCAGCGAGGGAGAGCGCGTCCGTGGTGCTGAGTTCGTAGCTTAGGATTAGTGAGAAGCTATCGGTGAAGGTGAGCGAGTCCGAAGTGGCGATGAATTGCGCTAGCTGTAACTCGACTGAGTCAGCAAGCGAGTTCGTGTCGTCCGCAAGTGTAAGTGGGTAGCCGAGCGTGTGGGTCTCGTTGTCGGCGAGCGAGAACGCATCGCTGAATGATTGCAGGTGGTCTAGTTGTACACTCGTACTGTCATCCAAGCTGAGCTGATCATCCAGCTCAAACTGGAACTCCGCCGTGACTTCGTGGAGTTGCTGTGTACTGGAGTCGTCGAGGCTGTCAATTGAATCAGACAGGGTGAGTTGCTGGCCTAGCTGGATAACACAAGCATCGGTCAGCGTCAGTGAATCGTCGACAAGCAGCCCGTAACCAAGTGCCGATGAATCGCTAAGTGTTATCGATTCGGGGATTGCTAAGCCGTAGCCGATTGCGAATGGGGCTGGCTGCGCGCTCGCGTCGGCCAGCGCGAAGGCAAGGTGAGAGATGGTCGTTCTGCCGCTGTCTTCAGGAACTCCCAGTTTCAGGTTCAGGATGCCTGAGGCGATAGTCACCCTGACTGCGACGTTGTTCGCAGGCCAGTCGGCTTCACTCCAGACGTTGCCAGCCGCGTCAACGAAGTCGCCCGTAGCAGCGGTGAGGGAACTGAGCACGAATCGGCTGGTGGTGTTGTCCTGAACTTCCGCGTAACCATTCACGACAGTGGAATTCTTGTCGCCGATGGCGAGGGTGATGAAGTAGTCGCCGGGGTCGAGGAAGACGCGGAAATTGACGCGCCGGGAGATGGCGTGCAGGATCTGATGTGAACCTGACAAACGTACGTCAACACTCTCGTAATGATGAGCGTCGTCCGGGCCGATATCGTTGTAACCAAAAGTAATCCCTGCGCGGGTAACGGGATAATCCTCGTCGAGAATGACGTAGGTTTGATTCGGCCCATCCACTACCCAATCGGCCAGCTCACGGAAGTTGAAGCCGAGCGCGGTAAACGGTAAAGAGTCGGATAAACTGAACGAATCAGAGAAGCTATTCTGTATGCCGAGGGTATAAGCGAGGTCGTCGGCGAGATCCGGCAGGGAGTCAGTAAG